TTTTAAGAAATGCCACTGTTTTATCTGAAATGGTACTAACCAAGCTATAACTTGTTTTTAATATTTGTGCCATATTAAATAATATTAATAATATAAATTAGTAATATAAATTAGTAATATAAATTACTAAGTTTGTTAAAAACAATATTATAAGTTTTGATTATAAGTTTTGATTATAAGTTTTCAAATGCTGTTTTTTTGCCATGACAATCTCTACACAAAGCTACTAAATTAGTAATAGAGTTTGAGCCACCATATTCTAGTTTAATAACATGGTCTACTTCAAACCATGCTGGTAATTGTTTTTGGCAGTCTTTACAATGCCAATTTTGTGATGCTGCCACATATTTCTTTTTTGTTTCGCTCACGCTTCGTTTTGTTGAAGTATTTCCTGATTGTAATATTTTTTGTTGCTGTTTTGTCAAATTAGTATTAATTGACCTATGTAAATTTTGAGACTCTCTAATATTTGTTCTATTACTTAAATTATAATTGCTGTTTAATTCATTACTTATTGATTTAGATGTAAAATCAATAATAGGAGTTATAAAGCTTGCTGTATTTCTATCTATTGGTAAATATTTAATATACCCATTTGTATTATGAACAAAATCTTTATAATTTGCGGGATTTTTTTTAATAAATAAATATATGCATAATCCAACAAAAGCAATTAATCCCATTTTATAATATTTTTCGTAACTTTTAAGTTTTTGTATTAATTTACCTTCAAAATATGTATTTAACAATACAAAACCTGTTATAGTTAATATAAGTAATTCTAATTTCATAGCTAATGTTATTTATTATAGTTAATTAAATATAATAAATATAATAATTATATTAATATTTAATAGTTATTGCAATTATTACTAATATTAATAACACTACCAAGCTTCCAAAAATGTATTTTTGTTTATTTTTACGGTCGTCATTTTTCTTTAGTTCTTGCAATTTATAGTTTTCATAATATTTATTCATTGCTTCGTAATATGTTATTTCGGGTTTTCCTAAATAAATGTTTATTTTATTATGTATAAAATGAACCCATTTTATAAATGACTCGCGGGAGTCTAAGTATGGTGTAACAGGATAAGCATCTAAAAATCGGCTAAATACATTTCCAATATCACTAATTGGTAAAAATAAAGGTAAGTTTGTTATAAAGTCGTAATATTTCTTTTTTGTTGAATCATTGCTATTATTAGGATAACTGAGTGCAATTGTATATAATACAAACCAATAATGAGGACCCCATATTGTAGGATTTAGTACATTATTGTTTAAATTAGTAGGCATAACTTATAACTAACACTTATAAAACTAATGCGTATTTTTAACATAAAAACTCTTGCCTAATTCATATATTAATTTTATTATTATAATTAGTATTATAACTTTATATAAATTAATTGAACTATCAAATAGTTTACCATTTAAGAATGTATGTTGATTTGTTAATATATGACTAAATACCCCTAATGGTAATAATATTAAATAATATGCTTGTCTATTTAGTCTAGTATATACTCTTATAAACGGTTCAATTAAATAAGCAATAAAAAATGTCATAAACAAATCAAATAATGATATACCTAACCCTGTTGAATTATAAAATGGTTGCTCAAATTGAATTCTATAACTTCGTAGTTCTTTTAAATCCATTTTATATATATGTTATTTATGTTATTTATGTTATTATATTTTAAAATTCGATTTAAATGTCTATTTTAAATAAATATAAAACAATAACACGTTAATAGTTTAACTAACTATTAACGCTAATTATGAGTATTAAGAAACAAGTATTTTGCAACAATTGTGGTAAGTTAGGGCATTTATTCCATAATTGTCGTGTTCCTATAACAAGTATTGGAATTATTCCATTACGAATTGTTAAAAAGTTTAATGCTACTTTAAAACATTTTGAAAATGTTATTGAACTATTAATAATAAAGCGAAAAGACAGTTTAGCATTTATAGACTTTATGAGGGGTAAATATATTATGGAAGATAAAAATTATATTTTAAATTTATTAAATAATATGAGCATAAATGAGAGAACGTTCTTATTAGAAAATGATTTTGCTACAATATGGAATTATTTATGGAATTATAATACAAATAATTTATATAGAAACGAAGAAAAGTTATCAAAAATAAAATTTAATAAATTGAAATGTGGTTTTGTGAATATTTTAGAAAGTTACACTTTAAAAGATTTAGTTGATTTATGTGATAAAAAGTATCATGAACCTGAATGGGGGTTTCCAAAAGGGCGTCGTAACTATCACGAAAAAGATATTGTATGTGGATTGCGCGAATTTGAAGAAGAAACAGGATATAAAAAAAGTGATATTGACATTTTTAATAATATTGTACCATTTGAAGAAATTTTTACTGGTTCAAATTATAAATCTTACAAGCACAAATATTTTGTTGGTATTATTAATAATGCTATTATTCCTATAAACAATTTTCAAATAAACGAAATTAGCGAAATAAAATGGGTTCCTATTGATGATGTATATAGTTATATTAGAGATTATAACTATGAAAAAACTAATATAATAAATGATTTAAATAAATTATTAAAAACATATAGATTATATATATAATGACGGAACCGTCGCAACAACTAAGTATAAAAGAGCCAGATGACTTAGAAACGCTTGATGAAGCATCTGGTAATGAAGAAGCTAATGGCGAAAAAGATGAAGAAGCTAGTGAGGAAGAAGACGAAGAAGATGAAGATGAAGCTAGTGAGGAAGAAGAAGAAGAAGCTAATGGCGAAGAAACTAGTTCTGTAGAAGATGAAGCTAATGGCGAAGAAGAAGATGAATCATCTAGTTATACTAGGCCACCAGTTGACAATACTAATAACTTAAAATTATCACAAATGTTCAAGGAAAATATAAACAAAGTAACGCTAGATAAAAGTGAATTAGAAGCTCTAGAAAAAAATGTTAAAACAAAAACTGACACAAAACATTTTTTGAATGCACTTGAATTATTAAATATGAAAGAATTAAATGAGTCATTTGATAAAAATTATAAATATTTGTATCCTCATTTGGATGATGAATTTTTTAATATTAAAATAGCAAACAAACAAGAGTTTGCAGAAAATAAACTAAGAGTAAATTTAGATTCTGATTTTGAAAAATTAAGCAATGAAATATGTGATAAAGATTTTGAACTAGCACCGCACCAAAAATTTATTAAGAATTTTTTGTCAATAAATACACCTTATAATGGATTATTACTTTATCATGGACTTGGAACAGGCAAAACTTGCTCAGCAATAGGAGTTGCAGAAGAAACAAGAAAATATTTAAAATATATGGGTTATAGCGAACGCATTATAATAGTAGCCTCTCCAAATGTTCAAGAAAATTTCTATTTACAATTATTTGATGAACGAAAACTTGAATTTAAAAATAACATATGGACTATTAATAATTGTGCAGGTCAAAGTATATTAGATGAAATTAATAGCACACATAAAAACTTGACACGAGAAAAAGTAGTTAAAATCATGACAAATATTATAAATAATTATTACTTATTTATGGGTTATACACAATTTGCAAATCTGATAATAAAAAAATCCAATTCTGCAAATGTTGCAATTGTGTCTGAAAGCCTACATAAAAAGAAAGTAGCAGAACGACTGCAAAAGTTTTTTGATAACAGACTAATAATAATTGATGAATTTCATAATATAAGACAGTCAAAAGATAATACTAATAAATTGGTTTCAAACGAGTTATTAAAGCTAGTAAAAAATGTAAATAATTTAAAATTGTTGTTTTTATCCGCAACACCAATGTTTAATGATTATAAAGAAATTGTTTTTTTGATTAATATACTAAATATGAATGATAGGCGCAGTATTGTAGATATTAAAGATATATTTAATAGTGATGGTTCTTTTCTGGTAAATGCTAAAGGAGAAGAAGTGGGATTAGAGTTATTTAAACGAAAAATAACTGGATATATTAGTTATGTAAAAGGTGATAATCCTTTGAGCTTTCCTTTTAGAATTTTACCAAATGATTTTTCTTCACAAAACAGTATTTTAAATAAACCATACCCACAATTAAAAATTAATGGTGCTCCATTAACACAATCAATAGAACTATTTGATATATATATAAATACTAAAATCTCTCCTTATCAAGAATTTATATATAACATTGTGTTAAAAAATAATATATCAAAATTTGATGAAGACAAACTAAATGATATGGATTCTTATGGATATACATTGTTACAAAAACCATTAGAAGCATTAAATATTGTGTTTCCAAACAGTAAATTAGAAACTTATTTTGAAGAAAAAATGGCCTCTTATGAAAATAATATTGCACAAGTACTAGAAAATATTAACTTGGAAGAAATAAATAGTTTAATTTCTGTTAAAGAAGTGATTGGAAAAGCAGGCATAAATAATATTATGCATTACCAAGAAACATATGCTCCTAAATCAAGGCATAATTATGTGTATAAAAATAGTGCTAGTCCCAATATTTTTGATATTAATAGTATTGGCAAATATAGTTTCAAAATTAAATCAATAATAGATGCTATTATTAATAGCAAGGGTCCTGTTATTATATATTCACAATTTATTGATGCTGGTCTAATTCCAATTGCTTTAACACTAGAATCTCTCGGATTTACAAGATATGGAGCAAATAAATCACTATTTTTAACACCTCAAAGCGAAGAATTAGATATTGTTAGTTATAAGAAAAAGTCAGAATTAGCACCTGGAACAAAATTTAATGGAGCCAAATATATTATAATTAGTGGCAATGAAAATTTATCTCCTGATGTTGTTGGTGATTTAAAAGCAGCTACTAATACAAATAACAGTGATGGTACAAATGTTAAGGTTATTCTTCTTTCTGCTGCGGGAAGTGAAGGCATTGATTTAAAATTTATAAGACAAGTTCATATTTTAGAGCCATGGTTTAATATAAATAGAATAGAACAAATTATTGGACGTGCAATAAGAACATGTAGTCATAAAAATATGCCACTAAATGAACGAAATGTGCAAATATTTATGCATGGCACATTATTAAATAATAATGTTGAAGCTGTTGACTTATTGATTTATAGAAAAGCAGAAGCAAAAGCAAAAGTTATAGGTAGTATTAGTAGAATATTAAAAGAACATTCTATTGATTGTATGTTAAATTATGAGCAACAAAAATTTGATGAAAAACTACTTAATAAAACATTGTCTATAACACTATCAAATAATTCTACAATAACTTATAATATAGGTGATAAATCATACAGTCCATTATGTGACTATATGGCCGAATGTAGTTATAAATGTAAACCTGATTTAGAAGAATATAAAACAAAAATGAGTTTAACACAAGACATTGAAGAAAACGATTATTCTTATAATGAGTCTTATTTACAAACAAACAATGAGGCAATAATTAAACTAGTTAGAGAGTTGTTTAAAGAGAGATTTTTTTGCTCAAAAGATTATATTATTAGTTATTTAACTAGTTTTAACAATTATTCAACAAATCATATTAACAATGCATTGGATCAATTAGTAAATAATGAAAATATTTATATAACTGATAAATATAATACTTTAGGTAGATTAATTAATGTGGAAAACTTTTATATTTTCCAA